GCATTTGCTTACGCTAAAGCAGGAAAGAAACCAGCGATAGGTTGTGGTGTCGTAATAGGTGGTCATACAGCTATTGCAGTTCCTATGCAATTAGAAAAGTACGGTAATAAATCTAAATTCAAATAGTGTGACAGAGCAGTCAACTATAGACTTCTTAAATAAAAAAGTAGGAACTAAGTTATCGCTAGTATCTGACAAGTACAGAAGTTACGATGCTAGTGATGACAACTACATAGTAGAGATAAAGAATAGAAGAGCTTATTACAGAGATAAATTGATAGAAGCGATGAAGTTATACAAAAACTACCAAGCATCACAATTATCCGACAAGCAATTCCTTTATGTAGTTACTGATGAGAAAGGGGTTTGGGTGTTTAATGTATCTAAGAATATTAAAGCTATTGTTGTTATGCCTGTGAAAGGTATGGAATGTCCTAAGACAACAGACTTTAAATCTAATGATAAGATAACTAAATACTCTTATGTATTACCAGAATTAATGTCTAAACACATAGAATATGATACATAAAATAGAATCTCCATTATTTGTAATGTTACCTAGAAAGACTACTAAAGACAAAAGGATTTCTTTAAATATGAATACATATAGAAACTTACATCACAGAACTAATAACGATGCTAAGAAAATGTATCATAAGTTAATGAGATACAACTTAGAAGGCTTAAAGATAAACACACCAGTAGAGATTACTTACAAAGTGTTTAAAGGCTCTAAGAGACGTTTAGATAAGATGAATGTTATATCTGTAGTAAGTAAATACTTGCTTGATTCTATTACCGAGTATGGATGTTGGGAAGATGATAATGATGACTTTGTAAAGAAAGAAACAGTATTACCTACAGAATTAGACAGGGAAAGACCAAGAGTAGAAATCATAATAAAAGAGATATAAATGTTAGAATTATTAGCAACAAAGCACAATGATTGGGTTAGAATAGCCTTTAGTATGACTGGTAATATGGATGATGCTCAAGACTTAGTGCAGGATATGTATTTAAGATTGGAAAGGCTTGGCAAGACTAGAGAAGACGTATCGTATAAAGATACTGTTAATAGATATTTTATTTGGACTGTATTGTTCAATATGTATAAGGTATCTAGGAGGACTAAAGTACATAAGAAGTTAGATACTTGCGAACTATTTGGTAATGAGTATATTCAGGACATAGAGTATGATGTAGATGAGAACTACTCATTTGACTCTATAACATCTAAAATAGACAACATAGTAAAAGACTGGAAACCTTATGACAAGAAACTATTTGACCTTTACTTTATGCAAGGACTTTCTTTAAGGAAGATAGCTAAAGGAGCAGGAATAGGCTTAAACTCTATACACAATTCAGTTAAGAGTTACAGAGAGGCTTTAAGAGAAGAATTATCAGAAGATTTAATGGATTACTTTAACGGAGATTACGATAAAATAGATTAATTATGAAACAAGACAAGTATTATTTAGATTTAGAAGAAAACGGTTACTATGACACCATAGACAAAAGAACAAAAGATTATAGAGAGTACAAGCAATGGAAATCTAATCAGGTAGAGAAAGGTTACGAATCACATAAGAAAAGTGTAGAGAAACAATCTAAAGGACTAGGAGATACTATTGCAAAGATAACTAAAGCAACTGGTATAGATAAAGTTGTTAAGTTTATAGCAGGAGAAGATTGTGGATGTGATGAGAGAAAAGAAAGGTTCAATAAAGACTTTAAATACAAGAATGTTAGATGTCTTAACGAATCTGATTACAAGTATCTAACTAACTTTCTAGCTAACAAAGGCTCTACTATTAGTTACGATGACAGGTTTAGGGTTATAGGGATATACAATTATGTATTTAGCACTAACGAGAAAAGAACTACAAGCTGCTCATCCTGTATAGCTAAGATAGTTAAAAACCTAGAAAGGTATATGAAGAATTATCAGTAAAATTAAGCCTAGCAGTAAAATGTTAGGCTTTTTAGTTAAATAAAGTTGTGTATGTCAAATATATTTCGTATGTTTGCTACTCAATATAAAACCATATAATTATGAAAACAGATTACAGATTTTGGGAACAGAACTTAAACCCTATTACAATGCAACCAGAACCCTCCGCAAGTAAGACAGATGTGGAAGGCGATGGAGATAGTCAATTAAGAGATGAGAGATGGGCTAAAGCCATCAAAGAGTCTAAGAAAAACTACAGAGCTAAAAAAATAGGTAAGTTTTGGTAATATTATTTGATGCAGACAGCCTTATTTACGCATCTTGCTTTGATTCTAAATCAGATGAGAAGTGGTTAACTGTAGATAAAGCTTACGAGAAGTTTCAAGAAGGACTTGATAAGATATTTGCTGAGTTACAAGAGCAAGTAGAAGTAGATAAGTTTATAGTATGTAATGGTTCTAAAGGTAATTTTAGACACGACATATCTAAAGAGTACAAAGCTAATAGAACAGGAGAGAAACCTCCAATACTAGGTAAGCTACATAGTTTAGTTAAGAGAAAGTATAAGTCTCATTATGGCTTAGGAGTAGAAACAGACGATGTTGTAGCTACATTATGGAAAAGAGTATCTGATAAGAGTGGTGTAGATTCTGTTATTATAGTATCTATAGACAAAGATTATAAGCAATTTCCTTGCTGGTTTTATGATTATCATTGGAAAAAGAAAACATTATCTAAGATATCAGAAGAAGAAGCTACTATTAACTTTTATACGCAAATGATTGTAGGCGATTCAGCAGACAATATTAAGTATTGTAAAGGTTATGGAAAGGTTTACGCTAGAAAGCTCTTAGAAGACGTTAAAACACCATTCTCAGCTACAAGAAGAGTCTATACATTGTTTAAAGAAGTGTATGGAGATGAATCTAAAGAAAAATACAACGAATGTAAGGCATTATTAACATTAAAAACAGACTGCAATGATAACATCAGAATACAAGGGAAGTGATAACGAAGTAAAGAAAGCCTATTACGATATCTATATGTATAACCTAGAGCAAGGTCTTATGAGTCTAGAGGAGTGTGGTTGGGATTTAGAAATGTTAGAAGAAGAGGAGGAGTATCTTGCTTGTGCTGGAGTGTTTAGAGCTATGAATAATTACAAAGCTATTGAAGAAGAGAGGTTTAGTGAGTTGTGGATAGACATTAGTGGTAAAAACGATTAGTTATGACTAAATCACAAAAAGAGGCTAATAGAAAGGCTGTAAATAAGAGAAACAAAGAAATTAGAGAGAGGGGTAAATGTGTGTATTTGCATAGAAACCCTAAAAGTCAGGAGGTGTTTTATGTCGGTATAGGTAATGAAACTAGACCTAAAGACAAGAACGGTAGAAGTTCTGCTTGGAAGAAGTATGTAAAGAAGAATGGATTCGAGGTGGATATTATTATGAAAGGTCTGTCTCCTAAAAAAGCTATGTCTGAAGAGAAGAGGTTGATTAAATTGTATGGAAGGAAATGTAAAGGTGAGGGTAATCTTGTTAATATAGATTCTGGAGGTCAAGGAGTTAATAATAGAAATAAGGTGTATGAAAAGCAAAGATGCATATGTTTATCTACAGGTAAGGTTTATGAATCTTTTTTGCAATTCTGTAATGAAAAGAAGGCATCCCTTAGTACGGTAAGGGATTATATGAAGTATAAAGAAGCTAGAGGTGTTAAGTTTCACGGTACTGAGTGGAATGTTAGATACCTTAGTAAGTCAAACAAAATTAAATGGTTTAGCTACGAGAAGATGATTCCGTCTAATCATTTAGAGATTGAAGATATTTATACTAACGATGAGTATGATTATGAAATAGACTATTTAGAGCAACAAAGAATTGACTCATTTATAGACAGGTTTAATAATTTAAATGATTACGAAAGAAAAATGGCTGAAATTTACTTCGTTGATGGATTTTCCCTTAGGCAAATACAAAAAGCAACAGGCATAGGATTAAACTCAATACATAATACTATAAAGGAAGTTAGAGCTACTATGATAAAACAAAACAGTTAAAAATAGTTATCTTATTATGAATAGTAAAGAAATAAAGCCTACTGATGGCAGAAAGGGTAACTCTAGGAAGAAATCTATACCTAAGTTACCTATACCTCAAGGAGAAAGGTCTAACAAACCAGCACTTAACCAAGCGAAGAAGAGTCGTAAGAAACAATATGCAAAGAAAGCTATCAAGAATGTATTTGGTAGTGAGGTTGCTATGTTTGAGTCTATGGCTAAGAAAGCTAAGGAAGGTAGCTACAATCATATGAAACTACTTACTGATATGATGTATGAAGAAGACAAAGAGAATACGGGAACAACTGTTAAAGCTCCTATTATCAATTTCTTTGGAGACAATGATGTAAGTAAGAAGATTAAAGACAAGATTATAGACGTAACACCTGAAGATGAGTAAATTAAACATACACACAAAATACATACCACTATTTAAAGAGCCTTCAAGATACTTCGTTGTAACTGGAGGTCGTGGTTCTGGTAAGTCATTTAGTATTAACGTATTTCTACTTAACTTAACCTATGAGAAAGGTCATAAGGTTTTGTTCTCACGTTATACAATGATATCTGCACATACATCTA